TTGAGTACCGAAGAACAACTACGCGAAGAAATTTGCATCGTCGGAAAAAGCCTCTATGAGCGCGGTTATACCGTGGGAAGCGCAGGCAACATTAGCGCACGCCTGGAAGATGGTTGGCTGATCACCCCCACCGACGCATGCCTTGGAAGATTGCAGCCCCAGGAAATCGCAAAGGTCAGCAAGGACGGCACATGGGTGTCGGGCAATAAACCGTCGAAGACCTTGGAATTGCATCGCCAGGTGTATGACCGCAACCCTGAAGTCAACGGTGTCGTTCACACCCATTCGACCTCACTCGTCGCCCTGACGCTGGCAGGCGTTTGGGCTAAAGATGACATCCTTCCACCTTTGACCCCTTACCAAATCATGAAGGTTGGCCATATCCCATTAATCGCTTATCAGCGTCCCGGCTCTCCCGTCGTGGCAGCGCAAGTGGCGCAATTGGCCAACAACGTTCGGGGCGTCATGCTGGAGCGCTTGGGTCCTGTTGTTTGGGAAAGCTCTGTCTCGAAAGCGAGCTTTGCGCTGGAGGAACTTGAAGAAACGGCCAAGCTCTGGATGATGAGCAATCCTAAACCTGCGCCATTGGCCGAAGAAGCTATTGAAGATCTGCGACAGGTCTTCTCGGTTAAGTGGTAACCCTGCTGAGGACTAAGGCAAGGTGTTCTATTGAGCGAATGCCTAGTTGTTCGCCTCGCTACTCACACGGCCAAATCAGCTCATCCCTGAAGTGGCTGTCGAGGCGAACCCGCTCTAATGCGTTTCACACGCACTCATTATGGTCGCGATGTCGCTTCGGCCTTTTCCAAACAGCGGAGCAATGGGCATCTCAAATATTGTGTCGGGCCGCTCCCGCGCCGAACTGAGGTGATCGGGCGCGGATTCAACCTGTTGATACAACCTCCTGCTACCCTTTCCTCTTCACGGAGGAAACACAATGCCAAACTCAGACCTGCTGCCTTCCCTGCTGTTCAAGATCAACGAAAACCAGCTTGCCTTAGAAGCCGCCATCATGGAGCTTACAAACTGGGTAGAGAAACGCGGGGCCTCTGAAATTGCGGAAAATGTTCGTGGCGCTCTCGCTGCGATAGACCGAAACGAAGAGTTCATCAAGATGACACTAGCACTGATGATGACCCCGGAATGACTGCTGTCGCTGCGTGTTCAAACATTCTGGACAGACAGCAAACGGCCAAAAGCAGTCACTTGGGCATATCCACAAATCTAGTGAAATTCGTGCATTGGATTTATCTTCCCTTCAGACGTGGAGGGGTGGCATTCTGGCGTCATGAATAAATCATAAGTCTGGTTGGCCGAGGTCAAATCAATCATGGAAGACAACAAGAATCTATACAAATACATGGGGCCTGAAATCGCTGACAAGCTTTTACTACCCAATGGAAACTGCAGTCTAAAATTTTCTTATTTAAAAGATTACAATGATCCGTTCGAATTCTTTTTAACCATTGACTACAATCAAGGTCCGGAAATTCTCGCATATTACAACGAAATGATTTCCATGGTGACTCAACAGCCAGTTACCTGCTTTTCTAAGTCTCCATTAATAACTCCCATGTGGGCGCATTACGCATCAAATTCTCAAGGCTTTCTTGCCGAAATAAATGAAGCCGCATTCGATGAGTGGCTCAAGTCAAAAGGCTCCGACCCTAGCTTCGGTGACATTGACTATCGAGAAACACCTCGCGACGGCATGCAGGGCATGCTGGATCGTGCATACGCACTATCTAAGCCTAGACATATTGGATGGCTCCAACAAGCAATAGGTAGCACCGCTTACTATACTAAGCAAACATGCTGGAGTTACGAACAGGAAAGACGTTTAATTGTTGATGAAGAAAGCATCGAAAGAATAAACGAAAATTTTATGCTGCTGTATTTTCCGTCGAGCCTCATAACATCCTTGGTGGTAGGTTCAAAAGCATCACAAGACCTGAAAAATAAAATAAAAGACATTTCAGTATCTATAGGATGTAATTATTATGAGAAGCATATTGGCAAGAGCTCAACAACCCCGTTTTTCCTAGATAGCAAATGCCACACCCACATTTTTGATGGTAAGGAAATAGTTCTACACAATGAGCGGTGCAACTCGTGTAAGGAGCCAAAAACCAACACTGATTCAAAAATTTGCTCATGGTGCAGCATCAATGAAAGTCATGAGGAAAATGCAGCTCACAGAAACTCATTTCGAATGTTAGCGCATGCGGGAATACTCGAACAGTACATAGCAAACTTCCGAGATATCGGTAGAAAATAAGGTCTAAGCGCTATCAGCACACTAGTTGTTCCTGGGTGTAGTCAGGATTGACTATTGGGTGGAAGCTGCCGGTGGTAGAGGGCTACTATCGGCCGAGGCTGTGTAAAAACATTTTCGAACGCGACGGGCACTCAAAACCGGACTAAAAATCGCGCGTCTCAGCGAAATCCACATCTGCTGACGTGCCGATAAATTTCAGATTTAACGTAGACGCTTGTACTTCAATTTTGACGAAGCGTTTTTACACACTCTGGGCCTTTTGGAGTCATTCAGGAAAGGCAGGAAAAAGAACCACGGAGGCCAGTGGGTCGCCCGCTTCAACAATGGCAAAAAGGCAACATGTACGTTTCAAAAGGGTAATGCGGTCCTATAATTAAACATCGGTAGACGACGTCCGCGCGTCCTATTGGTTTACCTTATTACAAACGTACACAGGAGACGCAGGTGTGATCGACGATCCGTTCCCAAACGACTGGCGAGACCTTCAAAATGGTGTGCAGCGAATTTTCCGTAATGTCGGCTTATCTGCTGACGTAGAGGTTGATCTCGAAACGCCCCGTGGCTCGGTGAATGTGGATGTCACGGCGGTCGACGTCCGGAGCGTGGACAGGATCAGATACATCGTGGAATGCAAAAATTGGGGCAGCGCCATTCCCCAATCAGTAGTTCATTCGTTCACAACGGTTATGCACGAGACCGGTGCCAATATCGGATTCATCATTTCGAAGCATGGGCTTCAGCAGGGTGCCAAGCGGTACACGGATAACACAAACATTATTGGAATGACGTATCTGGAGTTTCAGCAGCGATATTTTGAAGCCTGGTGGAAAAGGTATTTCTGCCCCCTTGTCGGTGATGCTGCGGACAACCCGCTTCAGTACATCGAGCCCTGCAACAGTTTGCGGGACCGTGCTTACGAGAATCTTAGCCCTCAAGACCAAGAAAAGTTTGATCGCTTGAGAAATGAAAGTAGTGCGTCTCTAATGGCTTTATCCATGTTCAATTACATGGCCATGGCGCCAGTATTACGAACAGGCACGCTGCTGGACGTACCGACAGATCTGGATGAGTTTAAAGCCAGAGTTCTCGCAGTTATAACTCCACACATCGAATGGCACTGCCACACATTCCGAGGTCTATTGGAGATCATCTTGGAGTATCTACGGGATGTGGAAGCTGATTTTGACGCGATATTTGGAGGATCAATCTTTGAACCACGGGATTCCATCAGCGGTGTCACTTTTGACGGGCCGCCCTTGGAGGATGGCATTTATCATCGCTGACTCACCGGCCATCGGCACGTCGACCGAGCGCAGAGATCTAATTTAGGTGCTCGCGCCGGGATATGCCCCATTATACAATAGTAGAGGTTTTTTATTATTACGGGTAGCGATACTCACTGTCATTAATTTAGTGTCTGGCGACGACACCAACTTACTTACCATTTAAATATCTGCCGGACACATCCTCAAAAGAAATTCCGAATTCGCTAGTACTGCGCCTAGCTTTGAATATTTGTATGTCGAGCTCATGCTTCATAACCGCTTGCGTAATAGCGATCTCTAACTCAGGACTAGCCCTCAAGCCCAAATAAATGGCAGAGATGCTTTGGCGTGGGAATGAATTAAGCAAAATGTCACGCCCCCACATATCTGTACCGCACTTTAACGCGTCTAGTTTTACGTCATCAATAAATAGTCGCTCCTCTTCCTCATATGCCCAATCTATTGCTTTCTCCAAAGCAATTTGCTTGGTGATATTTACAGATTTGGTGATATTTATATCAACACCATTAAAACTACTGCGAAAGCGCCGATATCTGACACTTAGAGCCTTCTTAAAATAGTTATCGTTTTTTGTGAAACCAATACAAAACCCCTTATGTGAGTCAGCATAATGAGACCACATCAGCAAATTTGAGTTGTTTCTGGACAGCGATACAAACTTAGTTATGTCGCTACTTTCTTTCTCGCTTAAAGTATATTCGTGCCTACCTATCAAGAGGCAATGCTCGAAAGGGTCATTCAGTGAAAGCAGCTGAGTAAATCTAATTCTACAACTTTCAATTATGTCTACTCGTTCGGGTGGAAGGTATTTATACAGCATGTGCTACTACCTTGTGATAAATATGAGCTAGCGTCTAAATATCCAATCTTCAATCGTTTTCTCGATCATGATCTTAGATCGCCCTTTAAATGTAAATTCAAGCGTTTTCATAATTCTGCGGGCCTATTCAAGATCTCTAATGCAGAGTTCAAACCTGCAAGCGCATGCTCAACATCAACATACGGATGGATTCTGAATAAGCTAGGAAGTCCAAGAGCCATTAATGAAACATAACCCTCGCCAAGTTGAAGCGAATGCTCTTTTTTGTCAGGCGTTTTGTAATCAATAGGAGGGGCTCGATGTTTTTCTTCGAGTTTAAAAAAAAGAATAATCGGTGTTTCTTGCGAACATGCCAACTGCAACTCGATACCAAGTCCTGTAGAGGGATAGCTAGCTTCAGCAATAATGACGTCCGCCCACTCCACCATTTCTTTATCCCACAAATAGCATAATCGCGCACGATCCTCAAAAGGTTTATGCGCAAGCTGAGGATCGCTATCTTTCAAAGCATATTTTACGTCTGCTTTAAAGTTGATAGCCATATGCTCAGCCATTTTATGTAAGAGTTCTACATAAGATTCGAATTCGTTACGGGGGACATGGGTTAGACCGCATGCAAGGTAAATTTTCATTTAACGCCTACTCTAAGTTGATGGGCGAACATTTGGCAGCATAAATTGCTGGCCGGTTAATTCGGCAGAAATCTCATCCAAAAACTGTCTAGGGGACATCCGGATAAACTCCGTGAGAAGCCAGTTTTTTTGTCCGTTCAAAAAAGAGGCAAGCTCTACCGGTCTATAGCGGCAGATTTCGCTTAACCGATGCATAGCAAGAAGAGTGCAAGTTAAAGGAGATCTTTTTAAACGAGCGGGACCTGGAACGATCGCTTTAGCATACCAGAGCGTCTGAGCACCAAAAATATAGTTCAGATCTGGACGAAGGTCTTTCAACAGGGATGCTACGGACGCACGCTCTACCGCGGTTATCGCTTCGGGACGTGTCAATATGGCGGTGGCGGTCGATCTGATTGATCTGCCGTCGTTATACTCTAAGTCAGTTACAAGTGACGGTGGTAATCTTCGGAGAGATTCAGGACCGGCGAAATCTTTAGATATTTTACCGCAGAAATATGCAGTGCATGTTACTGGATCAAATTGTAAGCGACAATCAGTAAGCGGAACAAATAAATCTTTTTGATTTTTATAAGTCAAGCAAAAGGTTCTATGAATACAGGGCAAATTGAATAGCAGTGCCTCCATACTATGTGTGGTACTACTTTCTGTTTCATTTAAATACTGCGATAGTGCTGGTGCAATTCCACGCTGCAGAATTCTCACCCCCTCATTAGATAGCGCAATTTTACTCGACGCTCCCCGCATATTGTGCGATCGAATGCCGTGGTGCTCATCGAAAGGTATTGACTTTGCAGATAGAAGTGCCTTTGTAGCATTCATAAATGAATAGTACAGAAGTAGCGGGGCCGACGATACTGGCATACCTTCAGCTGCTTGTGCGAATGCATGAGCTTGTTGCCAATACAACAGAGCATTCGATTTATGTTCGCGTCTTAACCAAAGGGATACATACTCCCAGTGGCTATCAGTCAAAACGGTTCGAGAGCCAAGATTAGGGTTAGTGGTTGCTTTGTGCGGTCCAGCGACTCTCCCATTTATGTAAAGCAAAGGCATAAAACCAATCCTTGTAAAAGGCAATCCTTAGGATTTGAGGATTTCCGTTGCGACTGCGGGCGGAAATTGAGTGATCGCCAGTTGGCACTATAGTTGGACTCGCATTGTGAAGACACGTCTAACGACTGTGAATAATGCGCGCATCGAGGGGGCTCCGCGAAATTGCGAGAGGCTAATGTCAGCTTTTGGCCGATTTCTGCCCTTCGCGACGGGCAAAAATCGGCCAGAAACAGTCAGTCGGATGTCTAAATAACCCTGAACGATTCACCTACTCAAAGGCTCAGCAAACGATGCATCGATCGTTGCGTTGAGTTATCCGCAGAATGAACGATGCCAGTTGCTGGGTAAGGTAGTCCAGCGCGGTGGGATTCATAGTCGGGCAGTAGCCTGCATTTCCTTGGGTTGGATCTGAGACCTCATGGGTATCGACAAAGTGCTAAAGGGCATTTGTCGTTATTCGCCTGGAGGCAAACCACTCGACAAGAGGTACAGCAGCGGTACAGTGCCCAGCTTTATCCACCTACCCGAAACTAGCCAAACCTACGCATAATCAACTGCTTAAGGCTATTGTATCCTTACCCTACCTAGCCTAGACTTTGTTAGCCTCGGTGCATCAGTCGGCGACTCATAATCCCTTGGTCGCAGTTCAAGTCCTACAGATCGCACCCACTGTCGCATCCGCTCCACACGACCAAGTTCAAGTCCCGGCCTGTGGCATGGTGCAGATCGTCCTCAGCCATCAAGCTCGCAGATCCACTTCACCCCCCACTCAAGCGGACGTGCAATCAAAGGCACGGCGCCGATGCGAGCCAGATCATTACCGGCCGTTTTGGGTTTTACCCCCTTTCGCTCATTCGCCATAAATACTCAAACCGCGAAACCAATCTTAATTGGCAACCAATTGGCAACCGGAACAGCCGAAACCTACAAATGAAAAAGCCCAGTCGTGTCCGATCTGGGCTAAGTCATTGAAAAATATGGTCGGGACGGAGTGATTCGAACACTCGACCCCTAGCACCCCATGTTGGGGACTATAGCAGCCTAACCTATTGTTTTTAAAAGAATACAACCACTTCTACGGGTGGCAAAACACCAGCTTTTTTGTGCTTATGCAAACGGAAACTCGCGGCCTCCAGAGGAGGTTTTGCGCACGACACGCCGCCTTTCACACCATCCCAGCAGGTCAATTGCGGTGTCAAAGCCTGCGATGCCGTATAGGAATCGCCAAAGGCCTTTATAATCATGGCCTTGAGCTACAAATCAGCCACAAAAATCAGTACCTTTTGCGACTCTTTAGAACCCAATAAACATTGGTCCAAACGGTTGCGTTTTGGGGAAGAATTCCCCGTAGAAAATCCCACCTATGGCGTCCTGCCGACCGAACACAAAGACCCAAATCCAACTGCTCGTCGCCCTCGCCCAATGAGCGCGCTTCGATTACTGTATATCCAAACAGTACCCAAAAGACGCGACCATGGATCCCTACGAAATTGAAGACGCCAGCGATTGGTTTGACTGCCCGACACTCGAAACCTGCCGACATCAGTTGATAATTTATGAAAATGATGTCGAGGAACTGACCCTGCAGCTGCGCCAGGCTCGGGAGAAGATTTTAAACTAGTGGAAATGCATACCGAAGCGATCCACCAGCGAGATGAAGCCATGACAAATTTGCGGGAGCGATCCGGAGAATCGGCCAAACTCCGCAAGCAACTTTACGATCTGGACATTTCGGCGAGGGCCCACGGACGTGAAGCTGAACCCTTGCGCGGAATCTTGGATGGTCTAATCGCACGGAAAAAACCACTACCTAGCTCTAGCTGTTCGTCTGACCGAGTCGATTCACCATCGGAACCGCTGCCACTGAACCGGCCAATTGATTACACTAGACCATCAAATCCAAGGAGTTACCGCGATGGAAATGCACAAAACCAAAAAATTTCATCATATAGGGCCGTTTGTCTCTTACCTTCCGCAAACATGTTGCTCGGCGAGTACCACCCACTCACCGTCGACAGTCTGTCAGAAAAAATAGTCGTTTTGCTATAAGTTCAATAATTAGTTTTACCAACTTACCCTCAGCAATTTGCCGAGCACAAAGGGGCTTTTTGATGTTGCGCTACCGCTCTGACATTGATGGACTTAGAGCACTCGCCGTGCTCGGAGTAGTACTATTCCACTTGAAACTAGGTTTCCTCCCGGGCGGGTATACCGGAGTCGATATATTTTTTGTAATCTCTGGATACCTAATCTCGAAAACCATATTTGACGAGATAGGCAAGTCAGAATTTTCAATTGCCAATTTTTACGTAAGACGAGCCAGGCGAATTTTACCTGGACTCCTATCGGTAGTTGCACTAACCTCAGTTGCAGCGTACATATTTTTATACCCCATCGAACTTGTTCATTATGCAAAGTCTACAATTGCGTCTGCCTTGTTTGCCGCCAACATATTCTTTTATAGTAGTCTCGATTATTTCTCCCCCAGCGCTAACGAAATTCCGTTGCTACACCTATGGTCGCTAGGAGTAGAGGAACAGTTTTACATCTTCTTCCCATTAGTTGCACTGGCCGCCATGAAATTGGGGAGATTTTGGCTAAACGTGATTATCGCGGGCAGCCTACTTGCTTCACTAATAATTTCGCAGAGCCTCTTACATGTAGATCCACCAAGTTCTTTCTACCTACTCCCTTCGAGGGCATTTGAACTCTTAATCGGGACCTTGATTGCACTTCCTAGTTGCCCCATTATTCGAAGCTCAAAAGTAAGCTTGGCATCGGCATCAATTGGGATAGCTGCGATTGGGGCGAGTTTCTTCCTCTATGAAGAAACCACTAAATTCCCTGGCATTGCGGCTTTACTTCCATGCCTTGGCGCTGCTTTGCTGATAGTTGGCTGCCGACAAGAAAATATCGTTGGTCGTGCGCTTTCATTTCAACCATTGAGATTTATAGGGAAAATCTCTTATTCTTTATACTTAGTACACTGGCCAATAATCGTTTTTGCAGATCGTCTTTTCCCAACAACCGACCCAAAAATACGTGCAGCATGCGTTTTTGCATTATGTCTAGTATTGGCAGCGTTGAATTACATTCTTATCGAACAGCCATTTCGCAAGGCAAAACAAAGCTGGCGCCCGCTTCGGTTGCTGGGAATATCGGCCGCATCGCTGGTCTGTGTTGTGTTAATTTCAGGCTACGTAACGGTAAAGGATGGCTTCCCTCAACCACCTTCCGATAGAACTGCAAATGCCGTCACCATGCTTCAATACAACTATGCGAAAGACTTTCTTGATGGTACGTGCTTTCTCCGACCTGAACAAATTTCAACCGATGCACTTCGCATTGGATGCATTCCAAAAACCGGTCAAAAAAGCGTCATGCTATGGGGCGATAGTCATGCCATTCATCTATACCCTGGATTAAAACCATTACTTGAAGAACAAGGTTATTTCGTAGGCGCACTAACATCTTCGGGCTGCCCACCGATATTAGATATCGATGCATATTTGCGACCAAACTGCCGAGCATCCAACGACCATGATTTTGAGATAATCAAACAAGTTCACCCTTCGATTGTCGTCATGAGCGCTATTTGGCCGCCAGCCCCAGACGTTATAGAAAAACTCAAGAAAACAATCGACAAGCTGTCTGATTTAGGAATTAAAACAGTCGTCCTCGGCACATCACCAATATACAAACAAAGTGTCCCCCTGCTAGTAATTAAAAAGATCGAAGCTGGAGAAAATGACATGACGTCATCCGATGAACTAGAACTCCCGACGATCACAAACAGCACAAGCGCGGTTGCCGCAGTCGTAGCAGCCACGACCGCTAAATTCGTAGATATTTTCAAGATCATATGTCCAAATGATAAATGCCCTATGGCAAGCGCTGATGAAACGCCCTACTACTACGACATTCACCACTTCACTCCAGCAGGATCGAAGCATTTTGCAAAAGAAATTTTGCCTCAAATCATTAACTAAAATCTGCTGATCAATTTGAGCTGCCTTGGCGATTATCGCCAGGCAGCTCAAATGATACGAACAGGCAGCCTGATAACTCGACCTTAATCATTACCCAACTGCGAAAAACAAATACTTTTAAGTTAAGGGTCGCACAAATTAAAAGCTGTGGCTCCTGGGTAACTCTATCAAAATTTCTTTACCTCGAAGTTGATATTGCTTTTACGTAAGCCTGGCACGCCGCCAAGGCAATCAATCCCTGGTCGCCTTCGTTGATGATGGCGACAATTCGTTGAGCATGCGCTTGGTCAAGTTCGGCACGAACGGTTCCATGATCCACGCCGCCGGCGCCGGTGGCGGCAGGCACTGGACAGCCACTGGCTGAACCTTGGGCGAGGACGACTGACAGCCGCAAATCAGAAGTGGCAAGGCGATCGCGAAGGCGAGACTGGTCTTTTTGGGCATTGGTCAAAGTCTCATGGTGGGATTTGTCACTGGCCGCCAGGCGCTGCTCGAGCACCAGGTGTTTGTCCTGCTCGGCCTTCTGCGCAGCGGCGCCGACAATGGCCAGCTGGTTTAGGGTGTCGGTGTGCAACCGCGACTGCTCGGCAAGTTGGGCACCGTATCGCCAGCCCTGAATAGTCCAGGCGCTCATGGCCCCGAGCATCACCAGCGCCAGTGCACCGGCAACCTTCCACGCCAGCGGGCTCAAGGCACCTCCTTGAAGAAGACGTGCCCGCCGAGCTTCAGGGTCTGCTTTGCATTAGCCGCCCAATTTGGTGGCTTCTTCATGGACAGCGCGTAGTAGTGCGTCGCCCCACCGGTGGGATCGGGCACCTTTCCATCAACTACCTGGTCAGCAGCAATACGCGCCTGAGCCAGCTCGCGGAGTGGGATCTGCTTCACGCCGATCAAAAACTGATAATTTGGATCGGTCTTGTTCCAGCAACTGAACTGGTACGGCTTCTGGCACACGCCGGCATACCCCTCCCCCCACCACGACTTGGTCTTGCCGTCGTTCACCCGGTTGCGAATGGTCCAAGCCGCAGCTATCTGTCCAGCCAATGATTCGCCGCGAGCCTCGCCCCACAGCGTGCGGGCGAGAATGTCGCGGTCTTTTTCAGAAACGGTCATCGCTTTTCTCCAGGCGAAAAAAAGCCCGCATTAGGCGGGACTCAATAGGTAAGCTATGCGCTCCACGCATGGAGGCATCTATGAAATACACAACGATTCTTTTGATTACTGCTTTGCTTGGTGGCTGCTCCTCGTACAGTGAGCGTGGCACTGGCGAAGGCGGTCGAGAAATCGGCAAAAAAGGCTATACAGTTCGCTGTGATGCGACACCAGCGAACCAACCTGGCTGCTACGAGCCTCCACCGTCTTGGTCGTGGTGGCCTTCGAATAACATCAAATTGAAGTTAGGCGCGAACTAAGGAAGCCTTGATTCAGACCAAATAAAACAAATAAATCAGAGTGCCACATGAGCCAACTGCAATATAGCCAATCAATAACGCAAAATGATCACGCACGATTACTGGTTAAACACCAAAAAATGGCAGCTTTTTTGGCGGCAATTTTTATATTCATGCTTCTGCATTCAATTAAGGGAGTAACGGCATTCCCTTGGGATGCGGCTGACTATTGGCGGCTTAGCTCAACGGAGATACTATTTGATTTCCCAAAAAACAGCATGAGAGGTTACTTCTATCCTACGCTTCTAGCTCCAATTAGGATTTTTTCAGAAGCGTTAGGAGTACTTGGACATTATCCTTATAGAATTATTTCATCACTGGTGTATGGCTATTTTTTCGCTATTGCTGTACCAGAATTTTATTTGCAAGTATTCGGAGGTCGTGCCTCCTTCCTGCGTCGACTAATCACACCGCTGCTCGTAGCTATATTGTTCCCTGGCATCATAATCTATACGTTGAGCGATTTACCTTCTTTGGCAATGATGATAAGCGCATCGGCCTGCGCACTTTCATCTATTCGCACGAGCACAAAATTAAAGCGATACTCCTTGCTAATATTATCGGGCCTACTTGCTTATGGTGCCTATAACACTCGCACCATCTATCTATTTCCCGCAGGACTACTGGTTTTGGCTCTAGCGCTTGCTATCTATCACAAGCACTCCGCGGGCACCAGGTCTTTTACAATCTTATTCTTTCTCCTAGGCGCTGGGATTGCCAGCATACCTCAGGTGGTAATTAACTATAAAAATCATGATTCACTATCACCCATGGTGATTACCACATCTCCATACAACCGCTCACTCTTTGCCGGCCAGTTGCTATGGGGAATTACTTTACAAAGGTACGAAACATCGATCGACTCAACATCACCTCCAACAAAATACTATATGGACAAAGCCGGAGAGCGATTGTTTTCCGACAACAAAATTGGTAGCGAGCCGTTCGGACTTCGCACTTACTTCGAGTTGGCGTTGGAAAATCCGGTGGACTTTGCTGGCATCTATGGTCGACACATCGTCAACGGGCTGGATCTACGCGACGGTGAAGTTTATACAGTTGGGGAACCGGCAAAGAGAAATGCATTGGCCATATTTAACTTCCTGATTGTCTTCTCAGGCTTGTTTATCATAACAATGACAATTCTTACAAAACAGGCCAAAGTCGAACAAAAAATCAAGAGCGTTTTTTGGGGTTTTCTGGTTTTGCTGCCGGCCATCATGATTATCCCCGGAGCAATTGAAACTCGTTTCTTCCTTGCCATCCACCTTGCCATCTATTGCTCCATCGCGTTCACGAGCGATCCCGATTCAATAAAAAACTTGCTTCATAGACACTGGTTTTTAATTAGTCTAACGCTAGCGATCTCAGCAACACTGTTCTTCTCTATTTCGACCACCACCTTGGTCAGCTTGCAATATTCTTTCTCCGACCTCTATCAAGGCAGGTGGTAACAATTTGGCCGACGTCTCGGACCAGAACAGGAGCCAGCGACTCAAAGAGAACCTGGAGTGTGGACCGTATGGAACTCCGGACTCCAGCGTGCCAAGCTTAGTTGGCCAAATCCGTGACCGATTTGAACAATCAACGCCGCGACGCGCCTACTACCGACGATCTTGTACCGTTGTATGCCATGTTGACTAAACGTCGCAAAAACGCGAGCTTAGGCGCCGGCGTTCGGGAGGATCTGCAGCAACGTGCAGTTATTGGCATCTGTATCTCCGACAGCCGCATTTAGCGGCTATTGGATAAACCACCAAAAACCTATCTGCCTCGAGGAATCTTATGATAAAAATCAAACCAGCCATACCGGAACGACTGTTTACACTTGACATAGTACGAGGGCTAGCCGCTCTTTCAGTCGTTTTTTGGCATTGGCAGCACTTTTTCTACGTTGGCGGGGCAACAAGCAATTTCAATATCGAGAGCCAGCCTTTTTTTAATCTATTTTCAACATTCTATACTCGCGGTTCTTTGGCGGTAGAGCTTTTTTTCAGTATTTCTGGCTTCGTATTCTTCTGGTTGTTTTCAAAAGTTATTTCCGAGAAACGAATTAGTGCAGCAACGTTTTTCGTTGACCGATTCAGCCGACTCTACCCACTGCACATTGCCACATTAGCGAGCGTCGTGATCCTCCAATATATCTACACTCGATTCCATTGGGATTTTTTTGTATACCAAACCAATGACTTTTATCACGGAATTTTGAATATTTTCTTGATCCCGGCATGGGGACTCGAAAAGGATTGGTCATTCAACGCCCCGATTTGGTCAGTGTCAGTTGAGATACTATTGTATGCCCTGTTTTTCGCCACTTGCTTATTGGGCAGAGCAAAATACCTAATCGTTCCGATCTTGATAATAATTGGATATTACACTTACCCAGTTAATTATAAACTTGGCAGCGGCATCTTCACCTTCTTCTGCGGCGGGATGGCATTCTTCTTACTGAATGCAGCGCGGAGTTTTTTAACTTCAAAGACTCTGTTAGCTATTACAACTATTTTTTCAATTTTAGCTTGGTCATACATCAACCAAAGCGCCACTCTGAATATGTATGTCCTTATGGGATTAGCATTTCCAATGTCGGTTTGCGCACTGGCATGCGCAAACATGGCTTCCCCTAACCTTCTGAAACCGCTCTCGTTTATTGGCGATATCAGCTATTCATCGTACCTGATTCACTTTCCACTTCAGATAGTGTTCGCAGGAATCACCGACCGACTTGGATTCGCGCGCTCCATCTATTACAGTCCGATAATGTTCATTTCGTTCGTTGGCGTGTTGCTCATACTCAGTTTTGGTAGCCACAAGCTATTCGAAGCCCCAATTCAACGTGCCATAAGAAAGGCCTACAAAAACAGGACCGATCGCAGAGATCTTGCTACAACCCTATAGCCTTCAGTGTTGCCGAATGCCAGTGGCACAGTTCAGAATAGAGAGGTGGTCAAGCATCACTGTTTGCTTGGCCACCAGCATTTTTTATTCTGGAATCGGCATTCCGATCGTCGAGCCACCAACTCGATTATAGTAATCACGGTATCTCGGATCACTTGATTCAACCTCTTCAAGATTTGAATAAACATCAGGATCTTGGGGAGAGGCGAAATACATAACGACTTCATTCTCTTCATTTAACTGTATAATCATCATAACACCTCAGAATCTATAGCCAGAAATGTAAACGGTAGCACCACCGTAAGTCCCAGAGCCGGCGGTAGAAAACCAGTAAATAGTTTGACTGAGGATTATTTTCAGACTATTGAAAGGGGATGCGCTTACATTCTGTATACCACCGTACGTGCTATTGCCACCAACTTGCAACTGGCCAATACCGACCAACGCGGATGACAAAACTAATTGGGCGTTAGTAGTGTTTGTTCCAGCGACTGTAGCGAACCCTGAAACCGACTTTGCATTCCTTGGAGTCGCCGACGCTATCGACAGGGCGGTAAAGGACGGAATCTGCACAGCAGTATTTGCAACCAGAATCTGGGGAAACATGCATTCCCGATCTTCAATGAAGCATGCAATAAATTGCGAGCTTGCGTTGGTTGGAACTACAGCCAGCAGTGCGGATGCCGTGTAGCCAGCCGGCATATTACCGCCACCATAAACCTCTGGAGCAACGACCGCAGTCGCGTTTACGGCAAGCAGCGCAGAAACACCGGTAACCGGGTTCAGGATGGCGTAGATCGCGACGAAACCACTTATCGGGGCGGTGCCAGTGTCCATGCCTCCCGCGCCCGTTGTGCCAAGGTTGATGGTTTTGTTGAAGCTCGGAAGACAGTAACGCAGCCCACCAAGCGCAGTTTCGACAATCACTTCATCTGCCGTGAATGTCGCAGTTGCAGACGCCGCAGAAACGAAGCATTTGAGGTTTCGCACCTGGCCAACTACACCTGAACTGATTTTTCGAATCGACTGCAGGACTTGATCCTGGGTGCCTTTGACTGGAGTGACGCCCCCGGCAGAAAGCAACGTCATGAGCTCTTCCTGCACATCGTTCAGAAAGTCGTCGGTAACCACCGTTGCCGGAACGCCACCAACCGGGTCGCCTTCAGTGAACTTATTATCAACCGTGGCGCCAGGCCCATCAATTCTGTGCATGCGTCAATCTCCATAGGCGAAGAGCGCGATCGTGTGCGCGGGCTTCAATTGATTTATTTTGCATTCGAGGGTGTCGTTACCCCATGTGCGCAAGCGCTCACCGGCGGCAGAAAGGCCGGCTCGAAACTGAATCACGCTTACTTCCGGCGCCCTGATGAGCCAGGTGTGCGCCCATGGGCCATTGGTCAGGGCGTCCCCGGCTCGTGACATGCCCGCCCGAAACGGGCGAAACACTTCGATCGTCACCGTGTAGCCAAGTGATGCGGCCAGCTCAATGAAGTAGTCGATGGACTGGCCTCCGGTACTGGTCAGCTTTGCCAGCAGTGCGTTGCGGCGGCCTTGCAAAGTCTCTTCCAGAACACCTGAGCATTTGTCAGGGAGCCCCGCTACCCGCTCCCAATCCGGAAGTAGCTCAAGAGAACTAGATGGAATCGCTTCTTGCGGTAAAACGCTGGCTCGCCCGTCGAGACGCGCAAGTTCAATCGACATCCCATCGAGAAGATCATGAAGCGTGGTGCCAGGATCGCGCGGGAAGGCTTGGCCAGGGGGAAGCAGCGCTTTGAGCTGCTCCCTATATTCAGCAGCTGTCGGCATTACGCCTCCTAAAAGCTGGAGAAGGTAAGGGTGCCCAGAATCGCCATGTGCCCAGTGGCGTGCGTGACATCGACTGTCGGCGTGACGATCTGGTTGTTGTTCTCGCCAGCAGCCAGAGACACAGCCTCACGCAGACGACTGATCAAAATCGTCCCACCAGGTGCAGAGTCGCGATCAATCAAGTCGGCCAGTTCGGCACGGACGGCGTTCTGAACGGTAGTGGTGTTCGGCGTGAGCTTGATTGTCATGGCCAGCGGGTCGGCGATTGGCGCCGCGACGAAGACTTCTGCTGTTACCGGTGCGCGAGCGTTGATGTACGCCTGGACCTCGGCCACCTTCGCGGGAGACGGGATAATGTCGTCATCCTCGTCACAAACAAACAACACAGTGACCGTATGTACACCAGCAAACCGGGCTCCCACAGCGCGCCGCCTGGGCTTTGGCGCCAGCCATAAACCGAAACGCTGGCAGCCGCAGACTTGCCGATGCGGCTATTGGCCTCCCACGTAGCGCGATCGAGCAGGCTCGCGGATGTGCCGCCGATCTCGGCGACCTGCAGCATCGGTCTATAGCGCTTAATGCCGCTGTCGGTAACGCCGCCTTGAATGTGCGCCTCAGTTTCTCCGGTGCTGTCTGGGCTGTAACTCGTCTGGCCTTTCACCTGGTAGCTGCTGAACCGCTGACTATGATCGATCGTGCCACTGGCATTGAGGATGTTTTCACCCTGCACCAGCGCAGTGGTTGCGCGCCGAACGCCTGCGCGGGTGATCAACAACCCGCCAGCGCCGTCGGGCATTAACAGTGCCTTGCGCTGCCGGGCGTAGCGCTCGATCGCCTTGAACGCAGTTTCGCCATGTTGAAGCTTGCAGATCTGGAACGGCTCACCTATGGCTATATCCGCCTTAACCGTCACACCAAATGGGGTCGCGAGGATCTGCGCAAACTTGAGCAGGTCGATGTTTTTCCATTCATCCGGCGCGTGCACGGCACTGCAATCCACCAGATCGGCAACCTTGTCTCGGCCCTGCACGTTGATTGTGTGGTCGTTCGCGCTGTAGGACGGTTTGAAAATATCGACATAGCCAATCACCATCGGAAAGCCGGCCAAGCGAACTTCGCATGCATCGCCCGGCAGGATGGGCCAAGGCTCTACCTGTGCGGTCGATCTGTTGCCAGCCTCCCATTTCTCGGTGAGCGTTGCCGTGAAGGCCGTGGTTGCCGCATCAATCGCCCGGGTCACGGCAAGCGATGTCCAGCCGGCGTACTTCATCCCATTGACGAGCAGTTCCAAGTCATCCATCTGCAAGTACCTCGAGCTGTTGTCCGCCCGTTAAAAACCCCGGATGTCGCGGTGTATTGCGAGTAGCGATGTCATCGGCACGGCCGGCGTCACCGTAGATCTGGTAAGCCACCAGCAAGGAAGGAAGCGTTTCTCGCGGCACGTACTGAACAATCCGGGCAAGGTTTTGCTCAGGGTTGGGCACGGCCTGAACCACGCTGGTACGCAAGTCGGACAATGCGACGTACATTTCATCGTTAGGCGTGGCTTCGCTTTCTGCGTCCAATCTGTCGACCAAATCCTCACGAACCTTGATCGCTGCCTGGTAGCTGTCATAAACGGTTGGAACGGGGATTGTTTGTGTAACACCAGGCGCCGTCTGAGTTGCTACTGTCGCTGCCCGCGTGGTACCTGCCGCAGCCTGCGTGGCGCCCATCGCCGTAACCTGCGGAGTTTGCGTGACGACCGCAGCCTTGGCGGCCTCGGCTACAGCCACCTGGCGCACCAGTGCATTCATCGCCGTTGCGTTGGTGGCCTGCTGCTGGCGACTTGGAGTCGTCGTGCTGCCTGAGTAGGTCGTCGGCGAACGATCAAACAAACTGGTCAGCATGCTGAAAGCGTTGGTTCCAAAAGCTGTGCGGATTGAGCCGATCAAACCTGTGACCCGGCTAGCCATACTCAATGGTTTTTGGACCAGTCCGGAGGCGTCAGATACAAGCCCCCGCGCTTGTAGGTAAAAGTCAGACGCCGCTTTCAAGTCACCGGAGAAGTTAAAACCCGGCGCCGCCATGTACTCACCGAGGGCGGCCAGCCCAGAAGCAGCAGACTCTGCGACGTAGGCGGGAAACCCTGTGGTCAGGAAGTCAGACACAAAGCTTTTTTCTGCCGCAGCGGTGACGATGTTGCCCTTGGCGCTGATCGCATTGACGCTATCAACGTTTGCCGATGGGTATGCCGCCTCCCCTGCTTCCAGGAACGTCAGTGCAATTGTGCACTTCCCACCTTCCGCAGCGGTCTCGCTGACGTTGAGTCCACGACAAACAACATTCATTTCACCGCGATACGGGTGAACCAATGCACCGGGTCCCGCGACCTCGCAGGCCTTGATCAATTCGTCTCGGTTTAGGTGGTAGTCCTTGCCGAGCAGATAACCGATAACCGAAAACTCGCGGGACTTTCGACCCAGGTCTTCGGTGTAGGGAGTGTCGCGCCGCGCAGTTTCGTGCACGGCTTGACGCCGACCGTGGCTGCTGTCCGCACTTTCCACAAAAAAAGCCACGCCGCGAAAAGTCGCGGCGCGGTAGCTGATGGTGGGCTAGATCCTAGTGCAGAGCGCGACGATCTTCTGGAGACCATTCGAGACCTTGAGTTCGCAGCAGAATGCGCGGATGACGCAGAAGGCTGCCTGCACGACCTCAGGGATGACGCTGACGCAGCCTGCAAGCTAATCAGGCGAGCAATGAGCAATGACGAGCGCGAGTTTTCCGTGAACGAACTCCTACAGCAAGCCCTCGAAAAGTTGGAGTAATGCCATGAGCACATTTGCCGTATTCGGAATGAATGAACACTTCGCCCGCGAAGAGGCGAAGCGCAAGGTTCGCGACTTTAAGATTGAGAAAGGTCAACGGATCGAACTGTCGATGAGCCAGTGGCTCCAGGCTGTCGAAGATCGCGTTATCAAGATCATGGATGGCAAGCGGGTCGCTCAGCTCAGCAGCATGTTTGACGCCCCGCAGTACGCCGCTGAATACGCAGAGCGGATCCGCAAGCTCGGGCGCTGTCGTGATGTGATCATCAGAGCGAAGATCAAGCTGCCTCAGCGCGATGTAAGGCGGAAGTCGCCAACGAAGCTTTCTTGGATGGACTACTCGCCCGAGTCAACTGCGGCTGCCTGATCCGCCCTCGCCTATTGCGCTGAGCCGCTAATTCCACAGACTCTTATTTCGGTTTCGGACCATCTTAAATGTCTTGAATGCTGGACGGACTTTGAAAACTTCAACGTCAGAACTTTGTTCACCTAACGCATCTTGCACTTGAGCCCTTGTAAAAAACGACTCACAACCAACTATCACCTGCCTGAGCTTTAAAGAGTCACCCATAGGATGAAAATGATAGCCACCGTCTACAGGAAACTCATTTAGTGGCAGCATTAGCCTTACCTCATCCTCATATGACCAATGAGAAAATTTAGTTTTCCACAGAGTCATTAGAACTTGGCTCATTGGCACTTCACCAGAGGCTGCTAACACACGCAAATCAAGCCGTTCCTGCACATAATCGACGGGCGAACAACGAGAGATTGTCACGTCAAAACCGAGGCAAACGCCTTTATGTTTATCGGCATAATGCGCCCATTGAACTGGACTTTTGTAGGATCGACTAAAACAAATAAGGCCTAAGTGCTCGGCATAAAATTCTTTAAGTTTCTGAAAGCCATATCTCAGATCTCTAGTTGAAAAATTGATACTCCCCATTTCAAATGGATCATTTAACTGCATCAGCCTCGAAATTTTTAGACGACTTCGCCTGACGTTTTCCAGACCAAATTCGACACCAGAAAAATAGTACAAACGAATGGTATTGGGTATTTCCATATAGCCGCTCACTGATATCCTCAATTTAAGACACGCTAACTGGGGAGATAGCTTCCTGTCCATTACTTACGGAAGCGTTTGCAGCAGTATCAAAACCAGCCAGTACGGATGATCAAACTGATCAGGCGAAGCACGGCAGCTATCAGGTTCATCCACTCATTCAGTCGTTTCATGCGGCAGCTCTCCGGTTCGATTGATACCGGAATCATCGGGACGCATAGCACTTGCCCCATGGTTAGCGGACTACACCAGATGTAGCCCACCTTTCAATTCCACCGCCCGGGCATGACCCGGCATAGGACGCCCCATGCCCAAAGAAAACAAACTCGCTCTGAAGCGTCAGCGCGCCGATCAGGTCAACCAGGCAATCCGGATCATCGCCGACCATGGTCGCCGTTTCTTCTACAGCCAGACGGTAAATCGCTACGCCAGTATGGAGGTCGATAACCGCGGCAAGGTCTGGTTCATCGACGACTACACCGGCAAGCGCATATTCACCCATGACACGGTATGGGGAGGGAGATGGCGCGGCTTCAGCCACGGAGGCACGCTGAAGGACCTGGTCAAAGAATTTCGCGACTACATCTGCACCGGCAAGCAGCTGCATCCAGGGTATCTCGGTCCTGAACGATTCAACGACAGCAACATCTGGGGTTACGACGAGGAAGGCATGCGCGCGGTGCGTGACCAGGCTGGCTCGCTTTCTGTGTTCCGTCAGACTGAGGCAGAAACAGCATGAAGCGAATCTAGACGTCGATCAGGCAAGCTGCCTGGTGCGAATCGATCGTTGGGATAAGTCCGGCTTCCTGGCTCTCGGAGATCCACCTCCGAACCAGCTCTAGGTCGAATCGCCAGTTGTAGGCTTTCATCAGCAGAAGCGCCGCACCGGTGACTCTGTATTGTCCACACTTTAGGCAAACCCTTTCCAAATAGTCGTCAGCATTAACTGACACTGCAGGCTCACCACAAATCAAACAAGTCATGAACTGCCCCTTTTAGACTGTTTGCTCAAATGTAGTAGACCGCCGTTGCTGTGACAAACATGCATCGACTCACCAACGCCGCCCGATAAGCGGTTACCCCCTCCCCTTCAAAGTCATCCGCTATAGCGGCAAGGACGAAGTCATGCCTGAAGAAATCAAATTGATCCAGCCAGCCCCGGTCGTGCGCGACGAAATGGGCTCGTTCCAACATCCGGACATGCCCGACTTCGACGAGGGTGACGGCGACAAGTGCAAGGCCTGGGTAGCGGAGCAGGGTTTGACCGTTACCCAAGTGCGCCTCGAATACGCCGAAGAGGCAGTTGCCGATCGCTACTTCGAAGCCGGCGACCCGGACTTCAGTTACTGGGAGCCTGAGCGTCCTGATGGCGAAGGATGGTTCTGCTTGGCGATTCACGACACCGACGATGGCCCGGTCTGCTGGTGGGCACGCCGCGAGGTAACTCCATGAAGGCCTACCCCCTCGATATCGAATCAGTCGGTGAGGATACCTACATCGTCATGAGCCGCGGCCATCACGATCTGGAACAGTTCATGGCCGAGGCGGTGAAGGAAAGGCCTCGATGGCAACTCGGTGGCCCGATTCACGTGTGGTGCAAAACAACGCCGGCGCACGGTACGTATGACAGCTGGTTCCACTTCGTCCCGGAAGGTACTCGCGGTAGTTGGCCAGCGACGTACTGCTTCGAATATGGCGAGGGCTGGGAGCGGTACAACGGAGTGCAGCCATGATCCTCACCAGCATGGCCGGCTGCGCCCTCTTCTTCTGGCTTCCATTGGTACTGACCATAAAGGCGGTGATCGGATGAGCAAGCGAGCGATTCACTTGTACCCGTGGGATGGCGGCACCGAGGCCGATCAGGATCCGCCAGAACACGTTTACTGCGGCACCGATGGCGTAATGACCGACGAGCAGCTCACTAATGACTGGCGCCACGTCACCTGCAAGCGTTGCCTCAAGATCCACGAAAAGGAGCTGGCCGCGCGAGCAGCGGACGACCGAGACCAAAAGGTCAAGCTGTTCGACGAAGCACAGGCCATCACCATCACCCTCGGCCACCGGAATATCTCGACCGCCATCAAGGCTTTGGTCAGGGAGCGCGACGAACTCAGGCATGAGCGCGACAACCTGCGCGAAGACCGCGACGGCCTACTCGAAGCAGGAGCGCACCTACTATGATCGCCCTCGCCTGGTTCGCCTACGTGTACTGCTACAAGGGGCCGCGGTGATGACTCCATCCAGACAACAGCGCCGCATGCTGGAGAAAGAAAACGCCAAACTGCCGCCCTACCTGCAGCAGGTTCCCGCCGATCAATGGGAGAACTTCAGGCCGCCCGACCTGGTCGAGGTTTGGCGGTCGCGGCACTTCCTGGTGCAGATCTACACCGAGCCGAACGAATACCAGCGCATGAGCGTCTGCCGCTCGGCTCATAACGGTGACAGTTGGGTCGATCAGGTGACGTGGGACGAACTGATGCGCCTGAAACGCGAATGCGGTCGAGGCGATCGGGATGCCATCGAGGTCTTCCCGGCTGATCGCGACATCGTGAACGTCGCAAACATGCGCCACTTGTTCTTCCCGCCGACGGACTTGCCTTTCAAGTGGAGGAAGCCATGACCCACCAACCCAAAGGTGGGTTGTGCGCCAGCTGCGTGCACGCCCACCGCAATTGCAGCCACCTTCCCTTCAGCACCATGCCGGCGCTCGCCCGGGGCGCTCAGACCGTGATCGTCCGCTGCACTGACTTCCAGCGCCGCAAGTAACCCTATCCACCTTCTGCCGCCACGCGCGGCATGGAGCATCACATGAAAAAAGAGCTGATCAAAATCAGTGAATTCCAGCGCCGTCGCTGGGGGGAAAACGGCACCCCGCAGTGCCCGCAAGCGATCCGCAACCACATCCGCAATGGGCAAGTGCCCGGCGAGCAGATCGGCAAACTCTGGTACGTTGATTGGACAGCGTTCAGCCGGTCAGACGGCAATGATCTGGTCGCGATGGTATTGAAAGGAGCTGCATGATGGTCCCACGGCCGCGCAACAAGGCGAACAAGAGCCTCCCGCAGAACCTGTACTTTGATTCGCGGCGCTCGACCTATCGCTACCGCCGGCCAACCGACGGTAAGTGGTTCCAGTTCGGCTCTGACCGGATCAAAGCGATCGATGCCGCGAAGCAGTTGAATCTGGAGTTCATGCGCGGCGCGGACTTGGTCGGCGCCGTGATGGGCAGCATATCGGAATCGTTCGCCGGCTTCCTGGACGCATACGAACGCGACGTACTGCCGCCAAGGGAACTGGCAAAAGGGACCTTGGGCCTGTACGCCGTGCACTTCCGCCGTTTCCGGAAACAGTTCGATGGCAAAGCGGTCGACCAGATCACGATCCGCATGATCGCGGAGATGCTGGACGCACTCACTCCGCGCACTGCCAACCAGTGCCGCGCCCTGCTGATCGACATCTTCAACCACGCAGCGGCCAAAGGCCTGTGCCCGGACAACCCGGCGGCCAGCACCATCAACCGAATCGAGAAGAAGCAGCGCAAGCGGCACACAGTCGAAGGTCTGAAAGCCATCCGAGAGAAGTCTCCGTTCTGGCTGCAGAACGCTATCGACCTGGCACTTATCACCGCGCAGCGCCGGACGGACATCTTGAATATGCGGTTCGATGGTGTTCGAGAAGGTTTTTTGTATGTGGTGCAGCAGAAGACAGCAAAGGCCAGTGACGCGGCGTGGATCCGGTTCAAGGTGACCGAAGAACTCCAGGCTGTGATCAGCCGATGCAGGGATGACATCGTCTCGCCTTACCTCATTCACCGCCGGCCCGATCGCAAAAAGCAGAAGCAGGCGCAGACGAAGGATCACTGGACGCAGGTCGAAGAACGTTATTTGACGCGGGCCTTCAAGGAGGCTCGGGAATCGGCGGGTTGTTACAAAGGGTGGAAGGAAGAGGAAATGCCGGGCTTTCACGAAGTGCGAGCACTGTCGCTGCACCTGTATCAAAAAGCCGGAAAGGATGGGCAGAAGATCGCCGGGCACGCCAGCGAGAGCATGACCAAAAACTACCAGCGCGACCATGCCGAAATCGTCTGGTCAGAGGCAATCCCGGACCTGAATATCAGCGAAATCACCGGGTAG